TAGAGACCGGGTGGCCGGCAATGGACGAACAGCAGGCTCGCGCCCACCATCTACAGCTATCGCAGACGCAATGGCGTCTTGGTAATGCTGGTTGTGTTCTCGATGCCGTTCCGGATCAAACCGAGGAGCAAGCAGGTACGCAATGTAGTCTGCCATCGCCCGTTCGAAAGACGGGGTCCAGTCAGCCTCGTCCGCCGCGTTGGCTGAGTAGCGGATGTAGACAGATGCGTGGTTGTCCACAGCAATAACGCCGCCCTCGATAAAGTACCGAGTAACTGGCTCGTCCATATCTGCGTCAGTCCACACGCCAAGCAGACCGCTATAGTCTGCCGGCAAAGCAAAGGACTGTGCAAATCCCTGGATAGCTCCTGCGTTAATAGTAAGATTCGAAGTCTTGGTAGCGAATAGTGGAGCGATCTGCTCAATCAGATAGTCACGAGCAAGGTCGTAGACGTTGTCTATGGCCAGGCGTAGTTCGCTCTCGTCATTAACGAAACGAAGTTCTGGCTCACCAAGTCGTGCAGCTATTTGATTGTACAGAGACAGCTGGGAAGCACTGAGCGCCCCGCTGATGTTTTGTGTACGTACTTCCGCCTCGCGTACCTTGTCGTTCTCGACAGCAGTCGCGGTAGCTTCAGACAGTGATGCAGAGATTGACTCCTGGCGTTCAGGTGCGAAGCGAGGAGACAGCAGCCACGCAATGTACGCCGCTACAGCATTGGAGAATGACGGACTCCAGTTGGCCTCCGCGTGTGCGTTGGTTATATACCGCAAGTACGCAGTCGCGTAGTTCCTGATAGAGATCGTGTTGTCTTCAATGATGTACTGCTCGATCTTATTCTCGAGACCCTCATCCGCCCACAGGCTTACGAAATCTTTGTAGTCTGCCGGTAGGGTGAACACATTGTCCAGGCTGTGCACGGAACTGGTAGAGCCGCTATTGAGGATTGCAGTTTGAGTAGCGAACCGAGGTTTAATCGATTCGAACATGTACTCTTCAGCCCTAACATATACGTTATCAATGGCCAGTCTGTACTGGCTGTCGTCGTCTATGCCGCGAAGTTCGGGCAGGCCCCAGTAGGCCATTACCAGATTGTAGATCTCAAGCTGATCGGTTGAGAGGGAGGCTGCAGCCGGTTGCGGCAACCAGTCGTTTTCTTTAACCCCTTCAACAGCAATTACTTGAGCGAGTAGTTTCTCGTACTGCTCGTTAAGGTCGCCTTGCTTGCTAGGGTTGATCCGAGACGCAGCCAGCATCGCAAGCCGGATGGCTAGAATACGAGCTACCAGTGGGCTTACAGAACCCTCACCGATATTGCTGCTTACATAACGGATATATACGTTGGTGGCTTGCTCGGTAGCAACCGTGTTGCCTTCGAGAAGGTACCTGTTGATTGGCTGTTCGAACTCATCGTCCGCCCAGATGAAACCGACCTTCCCGTGCGTACCGGGGTCAATAGGCGGGCACAGGAAGTCGGAGGGTAGAGTGTATACGTTGTCCAGTCCGTGGACAGAACTGGTAGTGGGGCTAGACAGTGCTGCTGTCTTAATAGCATATCTCGGCTTTACCAGCTCATGAACTTCGTTAATGAGGCTGATGCTGTAGATATTATCTAAGACGTACCGCGGCTCACGGTCCTCAAAGAGCGTGGATAACTTGCGCTCTCCAAGGTAGTGAAGTGCGCTGTTAAATATGTCTAGCCTACTTGCCATTAGTCATCAAATCTCTTGAGGAACTCATCCAGTTCTTTGAACGCACTCGCCCGGGTCTGTATGCCCTGGCGAATTTTCTCGCCCGTCTTGGTGTCAATGATACACCATTTCAACGGACCTTTCTGGCAAACGTCGTACCTTCCGTTCTGGAAAGTCTCAAGGCTCTTCACGTCGTCTTCCAGGTTATGAAGGCTCAGTACCTTTGCCATTACCTTTCTACCGTGACAGAACGTCACGTAGAGGTAGGCTACGTACTTGCCGTCCTCATCCTGGCAACGGATCTCGTCGCCCTGTTGGATGTCGCCCGCGACAAAATGCCACAGATCTGACTTACCCAAATTCAGTTCCGGATTCTTCAATCCTGCAGGGATAATGGCGTTGTGTGTTCGATACGCCGCCCGCTGAAGTTTAAAACTCGGCCTGGTTACCCGAGGAAGAATGTATTCTTTCTTCTCCTTCGGATTCAATTTATTGCCAGTCTTATCAAGATTGGCCTTCGGTTCTTTCTTTGCGTCCTCCACAGTGGACGCAGTAGCTGTATTAGTCATACGGTTTTCTCCAAGGTAATAATATTATTTATAAAAAAGCCCCTGCCGCTTATGGCAGCAAGGGCTTCTTGTCTTACTCGGCTATCCGATTAGGACAGCGCTACAGAACCAGTGTTCTGCAGGATGGTTCCGTTTCCGTCCCCGTCTACAAACACTACAAGCTGCTCCGCTGGTGCGTTCAGAGTGGCGACAGTGTTAGTGCCGTCAAACGTACCCGCAGTCAGAGTCAGCGTGTGGGCTGCTGTACCAGACGCACTGGTGTCCTTCACAATGAAGATACCAGCGTGTGCGGCAAAGTCGGCAATCGTAGCCGCTACAACCACAGTGGCGTGATTCAACTCAACGATCTGAGCACCGGCATTAACAGCGCCGGATACGGTCAGTTCTTGAGTTTCGCCAGAGATTGAAGCCGCGCCACCGGATGTGACCGCAGAAACCGTTGCCAGACGAGAGACACTGTTGCCAGTGTCAATCACCAGGATCAGGTCACCTACTTCCATACCCAGATCGTCGCCGTTGCTGAAGTAATCAGCTACTGCCACGGTAGCGAAGGAGTCAGCACTGGAGTAAATCCAGATAGAACCACCGTTGCTACCATTCTTTTGCGCTACCTTACCGGGAGCGGTTGATGTTGAATAAGCCATTATCAATTACCTCCCGATTAGCTCAAGGCAGAGTCGTTGTGAGTCATCTCGATGACACCTGCATCCTGCAGCAACGCACTACCCATGAAAGTTGAACATCTGGCCCAGGACTTGTCGTTCTTGTCGTCGTAGCCCACACGAGTCTGCAGATTCTCGGTATCACATGCGTGACCGATAGCGTTCTGAGAGTACATGAAGCATTCGACGGAAGCACTGCCCGCGCCGGTTACTTGTGGATCGACAATCCAGTTCACGCCATACCAGCTGAACGCCTTGTCTTTTGGAATCCCGTCGAACCCAGGCTGCGAGACGTAGTCTGCAGAGGTGAATTCGTTAAGACCCATCAGATAGCCGTGGTAAGCAGGCGAAATGACAGCGAACAAAGGTGCGTCCAGATCAGCAAAGGCGTTAGCCAGCTTCACTTTAGCAGTCGTCACAAGGGTCAGGGTAGCTACAGCAGCAGCACCCCAGGTGTTTGTACCAGTGGCAAGTTCGGTACGGATGTCGTCGTCGATCTTCCGATTGATCACAGACATACAGGTCATCTGCATGATGCGACGTCCATCACCCTGAGAAGCGTAAATGTTGAAACGAGTACGCTCCGGTACATCATGCCATTCTTGCAGAGTGGCAGTATACTGGTTCAGGTTATCAGGACGGGTAGGAATATCGCCGTCAACGCCACGAGTTACAGCCGTAGCACTGCCGGAGTCAGCCACCAGGAAAACCGCTTGATTACCGTTGATTTCAGCTTCGGTAATAGTAGTGCGGCGGAGCAGCGATTGACGCTTCTCAAACCCAGCGATGAACTCCTGACGGTACATGGTCTGAAAAGCTGTATCAGCCATTTCAAATCTCCCGTAGAGTTATCGATTAACAATTAAAATAAAATATCTATTTCAATGTCGGTTCGAGTTGGCCGTCGGATCGCTGCTGAGTGAGTTAGCCACCGTTGCCCGCTAAGACTAGGTGGGGTCACGCAGAAACCTTCAGGGGTCTACTACGCATTGCCCCACCATTATAAGTCGACTTTATCCGCCGTGTCTAGCGTTTAGCTGATCTCGGGCTGTGACCATGTCCATGTACTCCTGTTGAGCAGCATTATCCTTGTGCCAGGTCGGGTCGTCTTTCATCCGAGTCTCTAACTCCTTGATCTTATCATTCAAGGTCTGCATCGGATTGTGACCTGACGGTACGAGGGCAGCCACAGGGTTCACGGTACGGGCTATCTTAGCGAATGCGGCCAGTACGCCGGCATCGTTGAAGAGTCCCTTGCCGTTGGCAAGACGAGCGCCAATGAGGTCGTCAGCTATATCTGACGGGAATTCCTGTCCGATAAGAGCCTTGATCAGGTTCATATTCGTATCAAAATCCCCGCCCCACTGCTTCTCTAGGACCTCTTTCACAGCTACTTGGTCTGTGTGATCCTGGGCTATAAGCCTGTCTGACTGGGCGCTTTCCATCTTGTAGTACTGATTTACAAGGGCACCGACCTGTTCATTGTTCAGGTTCATGCCGTGGAAAGATTCGAGTAGAGGCTGGAGGTCTTCCTTATCACCGTCTGATAACACCAGGCCGTCTTCCATCTTGAACTCGTAAGCGTCCGCGGCAGCAGGGATATTGTTGGCTTCACGCCATTCCGCCAGCTTGGCTTCGTCTTCTGGAGGCCCCGCAGGTGCTGCGTTCTGGCCCTTCCGGATAGTTTCCTGGGCCTCGACGTAGTTCTTCACAAGGGTGTTGATGCCGTCCACGCGCTTGAGCATGTTCAGCGTCTTCGAGTCCTCCCCCGCGATCTGTTCGCGCCAGTCGTCCGGGAGTTGGTCCCCCTGGAACCACGGCGTAGGAGTACCCTCCGGATCACCTCCGCTACCCTCGGGGGCAGCTTGTCCAGGATCTCCTCCAGTCGGGTCTCCGCCCGCGTCGGAGTTGAGGGGGTTTGAGGCACCGGGCGTCGGATCGGCCCCTGGATCTGTCCCTTGATTTGCCCCCGGATCGGTAGCTTGTGGATCTACATTACCTTCGTTACTTGGATCGTCTGACATCTTTCGCTTCCTCTTCGTATACAGCTTTAAGAGCTGCTGGTTCTAATCTCATGAATTTTAACAGGTTCTGTCCAACAAATCCCCTGCCTTCCAGAAATACCGTCTCCCGGTCTGACCCGGGGACGAAATGTTGGTCGTAGGTACGACATATCTTTTTTAGTATGCAGTCGAGCGCCATGCGCTGCTGGTGCGGATCAGCCTCCCCGGCCTCAAGGGCACGTATAGCCATGACCTCGTGTGGTGTTAGGGATGGGATCTTGAATGCTTGGGGTACGGATTTATCGCTCACGCGGCCTCACCAGACTGTGTCTCCGCTGCAGCCTGCATCTGGGCAGTTTGCTGCATGAGTCGAGCCTGGCGAATTTGACTTATCTCTTCTTCAGGACGCAGCCATTCAATAGGCGCGTTCATTCCTTCGATAGCATCTCTGAATGCTGTATCGAAATCGAGATTGTCGATAACTCCCTGATCCAGGTTAGCTGCCTCTGCGAGGAGCATGCTGGTCTGCTGGAATCGGTTCACCTTCTCTTCTTGCTCATCAGCTGTGAGCGGGGACTTATATTTAAATTCTACGTCCTGACCCTGCAGTTCTTGAGGGATCTCATCGGTACGACCGAGTCCACCCATCATCATAAGCAGGTCAAATGTGGCTTCACATATCTGTCCGTTGTAGTCTTCTTCAAGTGGGGCGAACAACGGAAGGTTTGTTCTTCGAAACTCTGTCATGCGTTGTTGTACCTCGTAGGCTGTCATCTCCTTCGTATCCAGTGGGAGTGACAGGCTATCCAGGTAGAACGCCTTTGACATGATCTCGTACACGCGGCCACGCTCGGACGAACCGATCGGGAAGCCGCCTTTATCCTGTTGTATTGGTCTTAACGCTGCGCCAAGTCGCTCATCATACTCGTTGTCCACCCAGGTTATGCCGTTAGGTCGGAGGTCCAATACCCCCTGAACGACGTTTTGAGTAGCTACAATGGGCGGTCTGGCGTAGCGTTCTGCTGCTTCGAGCAACGTATATGTCATTGCCTGCAGTGTCCGGGCGTCCGGCAAGGCAGCCACAGTTGCAGGGCTGTATGCATAGGGGCTACCCGCTATGGTCTGGAATCGTGGGACGATGTAGTACTTGTAGTTAATCCCCTGCTCTTGAAGCATCTCCTGGCCTTCCTTCAATACGAAGTAGGACACGTACTGGAATTTTCCAATCCACTTGTCGTTCTGGCTCAATACAGCCGGAACCACCAGGTGGTACACGCGAGTAGTCTGGTGTGGATTCTTTTGGTACTTGGTCTTCAGGGCCTGTGGGAGTTTATCCTCACCGAAGATCTGAACCAGCTGGTGGAGAGTAGGGTCCCACTTACGGGCTACTGTCTCTACCTGGCCCTTCTCATCGTCTTCCCAGGCACAGTCACGTAGGTGCCAGTTACGGAACACTATACCGTTGTACTGTCTGTTCGGTTCAATCGAGATTACTGTGTTACCAAAGGTAGCAAAATCGTGGTCTCCCTGCTTTACCGCACGGGTGAAGCCGGCCTCTCTGTGGTGCATGACGCGGAACTGGCGCTCAGTAGCCCAGGTGAGCCACATCTTGGAGTCTCTATTGGGTTCAGTATCCTGACCAGTAGTAATCTCAAACCATTTACCGTCACGCAGCATAGCGTGGAATGAGTTGCCCAGGTCCCTCCGGGCGAGTATTGGGTACGAGTCCACGGTTGCATCCGCAAGTTCACGTCCCAAGGCAGCGTGGTATCGAAAATCGGTTCTCTCTGGATAGAAATTATCAGCAAGCGTCTGCCACAGATTCAGCATAGGGGTCTGATTCTTAAACATATTGTCTGCCATTTCGCAGACGCGCTTGCCGTCCAGAGTGTATTTCATTAGCCTAGTACCGTTGCACCGCGTACGAACGGGTTGTTACCCTTCGTAGCACGTTGCCGTCGTTTACGCTTTTGTTCTGCCATCGACAGCCCAGTCTCTATCTCGCCCTCAGTGGAATCCACATTAGGTCGAGTCGGATCTTCAGTCGTAACGGAGATATTGGTGCTGGCCTCATCGACCATATTCTTACGCTTCTTGCGTACGCCGCCACCTAGCAGTGTGCCGGGGCGTTGCTTGAATGAGTAGTTAAACAAGTTTATTACTCCTGGAGTAGGGGCCGCCGCTACCAGACCCAAGCATGGTGTGTGCAGAACCCATCTTACTACGTGCCCTGCGCTGCAGTTCTCTCTGCTTGTTGATGGTCTCGTCCATCACATCCTCCTCGGAAGGAGGCTCAGTAGCTCTTGGCTTATCTTTCGTACCACCCTCACCAAGAAACACCTTCGCACCATCTTTGGTATGAAAGTGATCCTTATGCGGGGTCAGCTCGTCCTCGTTAAAGTTCTCGGACGTACCGTAGAACTTATGACCGTCCGCAGTATGCCAATGGTCTTTATGCCGCGTCATCCCTTCCATAGACTGCCCGGGCTGCATGACATTACGAGCCTTGATTTCTTTAGGTTTAGCCATTCGCGTATTCTACAGGTTAAAAGGGGCAGTCGTCTATGGTCGACCTCGGTTGGGTAAACCCGGCGTACCCGAGTGCGTATACTCCGTGGCCCGCTTTTCATTTGCTCTAACACTCGGAGGAACCCATATTTTATTACCATTGTTCTTGGCAATGCCAGGAAAAAGTTCTGTAAGTGCCCATATTACTGCATCTTTTCTGTCTGGGGATCGCATTCCTTTGTACCCGTCAGGGTAGAAAGAACAGCCTTGATCCTCGATTTCAGGGTAGTATCCGACGTGTCGGACCTTTCCTCGCTCGTACAAGGTCGCGATTGGTTCCGCTCGGACCACCTTACCGCGCGTTGCAGACACGAGTTTGACTGGAATATTCTCGCCCTGGTCGTTGGCAGCCTCAATAGTATATTTAACCATTGCTCCACCGTAGTTGGATTCTGCCACGACACTATCAGCTCCGTGTCTGGTAAAGGCTTCACCAACAACTTTACCCCATTGGCCAGGTGAGTAGTGGCCGGAGAGATCTTCAAGGAGATACCCAATTCCGTCCGTACCGAGTCCGACGACCACAATGCCGATTTCGTCAGATCTGGTATCCGAATCGTCAGAGGCGCAACCGGATGGGTCAACTGCGATAACGAGTCGTACCATGTCAGGAAGCTGCTTGGTATCAATAATTCGGAATGTTTCATACACTTCGTCGGTCCAAAGTGCGTCGTTATCTTCGTCAGAGAATTGACCCAGGAAGAATCGCTGCCGCTCTTTAGGTGGCATCTCATCCAGTCTCTGAAGGTATGCAGCATCCAGATTCTCTTTGTTATCCAGCGGGTTCATGTACATGAACGTCACGTTATCTGGGGAGATTAGCGGCTTGCCTGTATCCGGGCTTACCTTCTCGACAAAGAACCTGTACGTCCAGTGACGCTTAGATGGCGGGTTGAAGTCGTAGTACGCCTTCAGCCTCAGAATTTTAGCCAGAGCAGTCTTGTCTCTCTGGTCTATGACAACCTTCTGTGCCAGTCGCGTTAATGCCAGTTTAACGGATTGATAGGGGATCTGAGAACACTCATTGAAATACATCGTGGCGTACTCGTTACCCAGGATGTTCTCCACACGCTCCTTGTCGTCCAGTCC